GCCAATAGTTATCGATGTTAATGGAGAACTTTATCGTTTTGATCTGGAGTATGGAGATTTATTGCTTTTCTGGGGGGCAGGTACAATTCATTGGAGAGATCCTATTATATTAAAAGAAGACGATAACTGTGAGGTTTGGACAGCACATTTTGCAGTTCAAAAAGATTTTGATGAATTAAATATTCCAGCACGTGACCCAGAAGCCAGAAAAATTAGATTCCAAGAGTGGAAAGAAAAAAGTAAATTTGATGAATATAATAATGCATGGCAAGAAAAAATGGAAAAATTAGAAAAAGAAGATGGATTAATACGGCTGGCTAAAATAAGAGAATTAGATGCAAGATATCAAGATGCTATAGAAAGAAAAAATAACAATGCTTGATGAACAAAAAACAACACTTGAGCAAATAAATGGTCTTGTAGAAATTGCTGAATACATGCAAGATGAAGAGTTTACCACTGCCTTAACAACAATAGCAAAGATTATTTTAAAGCCAGATATTCCTATGCAAGTGGCTACACTAGAAATAGTTAGACTTCAAGCAATAGCCTCTAAAATGTCTTTAAAGGCTACATGGATGGCAAATGTAGACAAGTCAGACAGGGGTAAAAAGAATTTATACTATACTGCAGCGGAGTCTATTAATAATTTAGTGTCTGCTCTTAAATATATAACCAGATGATATCTGCTATAATTAAGTTAACCAAAGGATAACAATGACAAAAAATTTACTGCAACAAGTAATGTTAAAAAATGATAAAAAGGTTTCAAAAAATAACGAAGACCATGGTTTTATTGAGGGGTTAATTGAAAAAATTGAATCTGGATACATGGCTAAAACTAAACCTAAGTTTAGTAAAAAGAGTAATTTTTCTGCTTCTGGATTAACGTATGGTGCTGGGGAATGTCCAAGATATTGGTATCTAGCATTCGATGGGGCAGTATTTTATGATAACTCTGATGCGTATGGCGTAGCAAATAGAACAAACGGAACTCTTGGTCATGGAAGAATTCAAGAGGCTATTGAGTCATCTGGATTGTTAGATGAGACAATGGAGATGGATCCGCTTCCAAGAAAATATAATAAGCAAACTCATCCAGCAATGGAGTTTAGGGTTAAAACAGAAGATCCGCCATTTGATGGATATGGTGATGTTATGCTTAGTATTAACGATGAACGTGTAATTGGAGAAATCAAAACAATTACAAATGAAGGTTTTGAGTATAAGAAGAATAGCAGAAAGCCTAAGATGGGTCATCTTATGCAATTGTTAATCTATATGAAGGTTTGGAAAGTTGGCAAGGGTGTAATGATTTATGAAAATAAAAATAATCATGAGTTGCTAACTTTACCAGTATTAGTAAACGATCATTACCGTCGGTGGGTAGACCAGGCATTTGATTGGATGCGAGAAACATATAGTAGTTGGAAAGATCGGCAACTTCCACAGAAGCCCTACAGATCTAACTCTAAAATATGTAAGGTATGTCCAATTCAAAAGGCATGTGCTGAAGCAGAGACAGGGGTAATTAAACTTAAACCTCTGGAGTTGCTTAAAGATGAAGAACTGTAATTGGTGCGATAAATTATTTAACGCAAGTGTTTCTTATCAAATATATTGTTCAGAAATATGTAGAACTGACGCAACAAAAGAAAAAATAGCACAAAGATATATTCTTCAACGAAGACAAAAAAGAAAAGGAAAGGTTAGGATTTGCAAAATGTGCAAAACAAGTTTATCAATTTATAACGATGAGCCTTTGTGCAATAACTGCTTAATCAATCCTTCTGAAGTTAATAAAACACTAAAGCAAATAAAAAGGCTACTCAATGAATAATTTGCCCAAAACAATATGTTCTATTGATGCCAGCACTAACAATATTGCATTTGCTATTTACTCAAATAAAAATTTAGATCGATATGGCAAAATTACATTTGAAGGTAATGACATATATGAAAAAATAACTGATGCTTGTAAAAAATCTAAGGCATTATTTGATTATTATAATTTGATAGATGCTATTGTTATTGAACATACTGTATTTATGAATTCCCCAAAAACTGCAGCAGACCTTGCTTTAATTCAAGGTGGTATTTTAGGAGGAGCAGGCTTGGCAGGGATTAAAATAATAGGCAAGGTATCTCCGATAACTTGGCAAAATTATTTAGGAAATAAAAGATTAACCAAAGAAGAACAGTTTAAGATAAGATCCTCTAATCCAGGAAAGTCAGACTCTTGGTATAAGTCATATGAAAGAGATTTTCGAAAGCAAAGAACAATACGATTATTAGATGTTATTTATAATAAAAAAATTGATGATAACGATGTCGCAGACGCCTGTGGTATCGGACATTGGTCAATAAATAATTGGCACAAGGCTATTGGAATTGACAAGGAGTAGGTATGTCTGCTAAACTGTATACAAACGAGTCTTGGCTTCGTAAAAGATATGTTATGGATAAAAAGACTCCGCAAGAAATAGCAAAAGAGTGTGGGGCTAGTGTAGAGACAATCTACGTTTACCTTGCTAAATTTGGATTAAGGAAGTCAAAGAGATGAGTTTAGAGCCAGTATTTCCAGATTCACAACAATTTAAGTGTGATGATTTATATCTTCTAACAGTAGGAACAGAAGCAGGGAAAGAGATTTTAGAAACCTGCCATGAAATTGCACATATGCTTGTTAAGAAAAATATCGCTTACGGCAATTCAGCCCTAGACCCTGTCCGTATATTTTCAAAGGCGGGACCACGAGAGCAACTCCATGTCCGTATTGATGATAAATTAAATAGACTTATGAAGGGTACAGATTACCCAGGTGATAACGACATTGATGACTTAATAGGATATTTAGTATTATTAAAAATAGCAAAAGCAAAAAACGGGGAGTGATATAATAATATTATGAGAACCTTAAAATATCACAATATTCCTGAAGTAGATGTAAACGTCGGAGAAAGAGTAGAAAATCCACTCAATAAAAATTTAGTAGGATTTTCTTTTCCAGAACTAGTATTTTCATTTAATAAAAGCGTAGATGAGATTAGAAGAGTTTCTCAAAATAGACTAACATATCAAACTTTGGAGCACATAACAGGACACCAACCATGGATTTTAGATTATGTAGATTCTCCAGACCCCCTTCAGGTTAATTCACTTTTATTTAGATCTGATGAATTTAAAAAAGAACATGAAGGAAAGCACATATTGTTTTCTGGATGTTCAAATTCTTATGGTGTTGGCCTTTACAATAATGAAATTTGGCCATGGATAGTTTATAATAAAATAAAAGAAAAAGAAAAAGTTTCTGGTTATTATAATTTAGCAATTACGGGAATAGGAACTTTTAATATTGTTGCGGATATCTTTAAATATATTGATACTTATTCAAAGCCAGATACAATATTTATAAATTTACCCAATTTATCAAGATTTTACTCAATGCCTATTTACAAAGATCGTGTTCTTGAGTTTACAAAAGAATTTGATTTTTTAAAAACATTTCCTAGTTGGCATCATACAGTTCCATCAAATGCAGAAGATGATAACGTAAGACCAAAATCTGCATGGGCGGAACAAAAGCCTGTAGAAAAGCACCACTTAATACATGCTGAAAGATTTATATATGTGTATCAATATTTAATGATGCTAGAAACATTTTGTAAAGCAAATAATATAGAATTATATATATTCTCTCATAACTTAAGCACAAATTGGTTTTTAGATCAAACAGACTTGGATTCATTTAAAAACATTTCTAGGACTAAAAATGATATAAAATTAACTAATGATTTAATGTTTGAGTATATATCGTTAAATAAAAATGATAATTTTACAATCACCTCAAGAGATGGAGTACATGAGGGGACTGCATATCAGTATGCTTGGGCTGAGTTAGCATATTCTTGGTATAAAAAGGATCATAATCAATAATTATGTCATACAAAAAAAATCGAAACACTTTTTTAACAAATTATTCTGGATGTATGAATCTTAATGTTTCTTCTCGTGTAAAAATTTTAAATGCTTTTGGTAAAGAATTAAAATCTATTTCGAGTAGGAATCATGCCTTTGTGTTTGATCAATTAGACGATGACGATATTAATTATGAACCATGGATTATTAATTATATGGATGAACCTGATACCCTGACTTTGAATTCTCAAAATTTTAGATCTGATGAATTTAAAAAAGAACATGATGGAAAACATATATTATTTGCTGGATGCTCTGTAACCTATGGGACAGGTCTTTATTCTAAAGAAATATGGCCCTATTTAGTTTATAATAAAATAAAAGAAAAAGAAAAAGTTTCGGGTTATTATAATATCAGTATGCCAGCAATTAGTACTTTTCAGATTGTAGCAGATATTTTCAGATACATAAATAATTATTCTAAACCAGATGTAATCTTTTTAAACTTGCCAGATGTTTGTAGATTTTATACTGTAATAGAAAACATAGTTTCACAAGAAACAGAATGGAAAGATAAAATATCTTTGAACAAAATGGAAAACTTCGAATATTTTAAAGATAAATATTTTCATTCTGTTATGCCCTTTCAAAACACAATTGATTCAGCAATTATTTATGAAAAATTTATATATATATATCAATATTTATTAATGCTAGAAACATTTTGTAAAATGAATAACATACAATTATTTATATTTTCCTGGTCCCCTCCAATGGCAAATTTTTTAAATAGCAATGCAGTAGAACTAGATTTAGTTTATAAGACTACATGGCCTTCACCAGACTGGATACAGAGTTATAAGATGAAAAATAAAGAAGATAAGTTTTATTTGGTTGCAAGGGATAAAATACATTATGGAACCGCATATCATTCTTTTTGGTCAACAGAAGTGTATGATTTTTATATGAAAGAGAATCATGTCAACTGAAGAAGATTTAGTCAAGCATCTTGATGAACTTAATACAGTAGTAGGAGAATATCTAAAGGGTAATGATGCTACCAAAATATCTAAAGATTTGGCAATTCCAAGAAATCGTGTAGTTCAGCATATTAATGAATGGAAAGTTATGGCATCTGCTAATGATGCTATTCGTGCTCGTGCAAAAGAAGCACTTGCTATTGCTGATACTCACTATAACAAATTAATTGCAAAATCATACGAAGTTATAGATGAAGCCAGCCTGACTAATAATTTAGGCGCTAAGACACAAGCCATAAAACTTGTTATGGATATTGAGTCTAAAAGAATTGATATGCTTCAAAAAGCAGGTCTATTAGAAAATAAAGAGTTAGCAGAAGAAATGTTGCAGATAGAAAAAAAGCAAGAAATACTTATGGGAATTCTTCGTGATATTGCTTCTGAATATCCACAAATACGTGATGAGATCATGCGTAGGCTTTCTGATATTGCTAAAAAGGATGAAGTGATTACAATTGTCCACGATGTTCAATGATTTTCTTGAAGCCCTTGCCGATAACCATTTTGAAGAAGCCCCAGTAGATGCAAAGACATTTGTTGAATCACCAGACTATTTAGGTCAGCCAGGATTATCTGATATTCAGTACGATATAGTTCAGGCTATGAGTCAGATATATCGTAAAGAAGATTTACAAAACATTATGGGAGAAGAGGAAGGGGTAAGGTATTATGAAAAATACACAAAAAACGAAATCATTTTACAACTTGGGAAGGGCAGTGGGAAGGACTTCACCTCTACTGTTGCTTGTGCTTATATTGTCTATAAGTTATTATGTCTTAAAGACCCTGCAAGATATTTCGGAAAACCAAGTGGAGATGCAATAGATCTAATCAATGTTGCTATTAACGCACAACAGGCTAAAAATGTTTTCTTTAAAGGCTTTAAGTCTAAGATTGAACGGTCTCCGTGGTTTGCTGGAAAGTATGAGGCAAAGGTAGACTCGATAAGTTTTGATAAATCAATCACAGTTTATTCTGGACACTCAGAGCGTGAGTCTCATGAGGGTTTGAATCTTTTGCTTGCAGTCCTTGATGAGATTTCTGGATTTGCTACTGAAGTCGGAACTGGAAATGAGCAGGGAAAGACTGCAGACAATATCTATAAAGCATTCCGTGGATCAGTAGACTCTCGTTTCCCAGACCTTGGCAAGGTAGTTCTTCTATCGTTTCCTCGCTATAATGGTGACTTTATTTCTGAACGGTATGAAGCAGTAATTGCTGATAAAGAAGTAGTTACAAAAACACATAGGTTTATCATTAACCCCTTATTGCCAGAAGATGATAAGGATAATTGGTTTGAAATATCTTGGGATGAGGACCACATTAAATCTTACAAATATCCTGGAGTCTTTGGACTTAAGAGACCAACATGGGAAGTAAACCCTACTCGTAAGATAGATGATTTTAAAATTGCTTTTATGACAGACCTTGGCGATGCAATGATGCGTTTTGCTTGCGTTCCAACTTATGCATCTGATGCCTTTTTCAAACAAGCAGACAAAGTTAGATCATGCATGACAACAAGAAATCCTTTAGATCAGTTTAGAAGATTTGAAGAAAACTTTAAGCCAGATCCAGACAAAGTTTATTATGTTCACGCTGACCTTGCACAAAAGCATGACAAGTGTGCTGTTGCCATTGCACATGTTGATAAATGGGTTAACGTGCAAGTAATAAAAGATTATCAACAAATATCACCAATTGTAGTAGTTGATGCGGTAGCGTATTGGGAGCCAAAGGTGGAAGGGCCAGTTAATCTATCTGAGGTCAAACAGTGGATACAAAATCTACGCAGACTTGGATTTAATATAGGATTAGTTACTTTTGATCGTTGGCAATCTTTTGATATTCAGAATGAGTTGCAGGCGGTAGGCATGAGAACAGAGACTGTGTCTGTAGCCAAGAAACATTACGAAGATATGGCAATGCTTGTATATGAACAAAGACTAGTAATGCCTGCTATTGAATTATTGTTTGAAGAATTGACAGAACTTAAGATTATGAAAAATGACAAGGTCGATCACCCACGCAAAAAATCTAAAGACCTTGCCGATGCTGTGTGCGGTTCTATTTTTGGTGCCATATCTTATACACCAAGAGACCAAAACCTTGAAGTTGAGGTTCACACATTTAGAGGACAGCCCCGCAGAGTTGACACGCTCCCTGAGAACGTGATACAATATAAATCTAGTCAAATAGAAGATATAAAAGACTATTTGGATAGACTAAAAACAATATAAACCAAAATGAATAATAAAAGGAGAAAAATGAATTCATTTAAGAAGATCGCTCTTGCCGTGGTTGCAGCCATGACACTGGGCACACTCGTAGTGACACCTGCAAGTGCCAATACCGTTTCAGTAAACGTAACTACTGAAGTTTCTGGCGCAGGTACTGCAGCCTCACCATTTACAGTTAAGGTTCCATCTGACAACGTAGTTAGCGTTGCAGATACTTCAACTGCTACAAATAACGAAGCACTCATCATCACTGCAACAGTAGTTGCTGGAACACCAGTAACATTTACTGCAGTTGGTGCAAATACACGCCTCGTCTCTGCAATTGGTTCAACAGTTAATGCATCTGCTGGATCCTCATCAATTACAGTAACACCTGCTTCAACTGAAGCAACTGTTTATGCATATACAACAAGCACTGCTGCATCTGCTGTTACAGTTTCTGTAACTGGTGCAAGCACAACAATCTATCTTAAGGGTGTTGCAGGTCCTGCATACGATCTTAAGATGTCAATCCCTGCTTCAGGAAATATTTCTGGCAAGGTAACTGCAACTCTTGATGTATCAGATATTTTCGGCAACGCTGTTGCTGATACAGTAACTGTTACTACTCTTGGTGGCGCAACCGCTGGAACAGTAACTGCTGATGCTCTTGTAACAGGTCGCTACACATCAGAGATCTCACTTCCTGCAACTGCTGGAACTGTTGCTGTCGGAGCATCTATTACTGCTCCAACATCTGTTCCAACAATCAAGTTGGCAACAACTTCTCAGACTGCAATCGTAACAGTTTCTGATCTTGCTGGAGCACTTGCTGCTGCTAACGCTGCACTTGCTGCTGAAAAGGCTGGTCGTGCTGCTGATAAGGTAACTGCAGATGCTGCTCTTGCTGCTGCTGTAGCAAAGGCTGCTTCTGATGCAGTTGCTGCTAAGGCTGCTGCAGATGCTGCTGCTATTACTGCTGCTGCTGAAATTGCAACTCTAAAGGCTAATGCTGTAACCGCTAAGGTTGCTGCAGATAAGGCTCTTGCTGATGCAACTGCTGCACATGCTGCTGAACTTGCAAAGGTTAAGGCAGATAATGCTGCTGCAATCGCTGCAATGAAGAAGGCATTCAATGATCTTGCTAAGAAGTGGAACAAGAAGAACCCTTCTGCAAAGGTTACACTTGTTAAGTAATTAACAAATAAAAAGATTTGGGAGTCAGGAAACTGGCTCCCTTTTCTTTTATTTCAAATAAAATGTTATAATAGTCCTGTATTTAATCTGGAGGAAGAAAGGACTATTAAAAAATTAACCCGAATACTGACAGCATCTTTATTGGCCTTTGGGTTCAACCTATGGCTTCCAGAAAACGCTAATGCTACTTGTATAAACCACATTCAATCACAAACCATAGCAGCAGCATATGAAGGCGATGCCGAACCTACAGTGCATCATATGGATACTTGCTCAGGTGACGACATATCTTATCAAATACCAATTGCAACTACCGTGACTTTTGACGGGGTACAGTATGAAAACATTTATGCTACAACTAACTCAGTAATTACATTTGGACAACCTGACGGTACATTTCATACCTATCCATCTACACCATCTATCTCCCTATATTCAATGGACTGGTTTCCAGGAGTAAGCAATACATCTGGTTTGGATATATATTATTCAGAGGGCGGGTTTCAATTAAATCTAAATATGGTTCCTTTTGGTAACTATGGGGCACAACCAAGCACAGTAAATATATTAGTGGCTATTACTAATACTGGTAATTTAGCGGTGTCCTATAGTTATCAGGGTCCTGAATATCCAAATCTTAGAACAGGAGTAAGGTTACATAATGGTGACATTGTCTCTCTTGAGGCATGGGGAGCAACCCAAGTTTCTGCTTCTGAGCCAGTTCCTGTATTGCAGGCAGAGCCTATTCCAGAGCCTTCCCCTACTCCTACACAGGAACCATCCCCAGAACCCTCTCCAACGCCCACAGAAGCCCCTATAACGCCCGAAGAACAGCAAGAGCAGGTAGCAGAGGCAGTTCAGTTGGCTGAAGAAATATCAGATTTAAATAATCTTATTGCTGCTATAAATGGTGAAGAATTTGATGAGCCAGATCCAGATCTTACAACTGAACCAGAGCCAGAGCCAAGTCCTGATTCTACAGAAGATCCAGATTTACCTGAACCTGATGTTGAAGTTGATCCAGAGATTATTACTCCAGAGGATCCAAGGTTTCCTGACGCTGAGGAGAATGATCCAGATAATGTAGAGCCTTCTCCAACTCCAGAATCCTCGCCTTCAGAGGACGAAGCATCAAACGAACCAGAACCCAGTCCAGAGCCAACCCCAGACCCAACCCAAACAGAAACCACAGAACCTGATCAAACATCTGAAACAATTCCTTCCGAAAATATTGTAATAGATAATGATAGCACAGATGATAGCAATCCAATTTCAGCAGATGAACTTAATAAGTTAAACAAACTAATCGGACAAAATGATGCTAAGTTGGCTGCGGAATTATCAAATATGCTAACTGAATTATCTCCAAAAGAGGAAGAGGCAATAGCAGAAAACCTTGGTATTAAAGCAGAAGAAGTAGCAATAATTGCAGAAGCAATTAAAGACAATCCAGCAATAGCAGTAGCCTTTGTAGAGTTTGAGGGTAGAGCAGAAGAAAACGCAGATGCCCCAATGCCATATACATTGGCAGATGCTATTACTGAGGTACAAACAGAAGCATTTTTAGCAGATCCACTTGGAGTATTAACAGATATAGATTTTGAAACATTGCTAAGTCCTACAGAATGGGGTAAAGATATGACAGATGACCAAAGAGAAAAGGTTCAAGAGGTAGTTATTCCTGTCATTTTGGTAGGAAATATTGTTAGTTCAGTTATGTCACTAAGGAGGTTATAATATGAACATGATTAAGAAGGTACTTAAAGGACTCTTGAAGTGGTTTAAGGCTGCTATTATTGAGAGCATAGCCCAAGTATTTACTATCCTTGGCTTCTTTATTGCTTGGCTTACTCTTACAGGTACCGCCCAGCAGGTAGTGGGAATAGCCACATTAATATCAATAATCCTATGGCTTGTTACTATCCCGCTTCGTGAAGAGAAAGAATAACTTGGTATAATATAGATATGAAGATTCGTCATACTTTACTATCGTGTATACTTGTATTAGGCCTTGGTGGCTGTGGGTATGACGGTCATTATCGCTATCCATGCCAAGACCCAGCCAACTGGGAAAAGGCAGAATGTAACCCACCTATATGTGAGGCTACAGGAACTTGTACAAAAGACTTGATAGGAAAACAGGATGAGTAAAAAAGAAAGATTAACACCGCAGGATCTTGACGCACGACTTAAGTTTATTCTTGGCATCACGCTTGGAACAATTTTATTGTGTACATCGCTAGGTATTTTGTACGCTCTTATATTTGTAACCCAGCCAATTGGAGCACAGTCAGAAAATGATAAGATGTTCTTCAATGTGTTGGGATCAGTAGCGACATTTATCACAGGAACACTTGCTGGTTTATTGATTGGACAAAGCGGTGCTAAAGATATTATGCAGGCACAGGTAGATAACAAAAAAGTAGATTCAGAAATTAGAATGGCAGAAGAAAAATTAGATGTAGAACTTGACGAAGTTAGAGCAAGACTTGCTAAAAAGCCAAATGGTGCTATGCCAGAAGAGCAACCAGTAGATACAGATTGGGATAAAGACTAATGGCAGAAATGGGAACAGCAGAAAAATTAATTGAAATAGCCAAGGCTGAAGTTGGAACTATTGAAGGTCCAAAAGATAATGAAACCAAGTATGGTAAATTTGCTAAGGCTAACTTCCAACCATGGTGCGGTTCATTTGTTATGTGGTGTGCAAATGAAGCAGGCGTAAAGGTTCCTAATACTGTTTATACCCCAAGTGGTGCAGCAGCATTTAAAAAATCAGGAGCATGGATTGATGGAGATTTAGCAGATCCAGAACCAGGAGATATCGCCTATTTTGATTTCCCTTCAGACGGTGTTGATAGGATCAGTCACGTTGGAATTGTTATTGAAGACAACGGTGATGGAACTGTTTGGTGTATTGAAGGAAACACATCTTCAAATAAAAAGGGAAGCCAAAGAAATGGTGGAGAGGTTTGCAAACAACTTCGTGCCTATAAGAAAAATAAGAAAAATGTTTTAATTTCAATTGTAGGTTTTGGTCGTCCTAAGTTTGGCGGGGCAGCAGTAAAGAAATCTAATGAGCCTACAAAGCCTAATAAGACTGCTAAGAAACCTAAGACATGTCCAGAATGTGGTCAAACTATTAATTAGTTGACACATTTTTAGTTCAATGCTATACTAAATACTAAATATAGAAAGGTATGCAATGACTTGTATCGCAGTCGTTCGTGACAAAGTAAATAGTAAAATATGGATGGCTGGTGATCGTGCTATCTCAGATGAAAATACAGTCAATATATCTTCAAGTCCAAAGATATGGAAAAAAGAAGGATATCTATTTGGATATGCAGGATCTATGGATGGGGATAGAATAAGACATTTATTTGTACCTCCAGTATTTGAAGGTCGTGGCAGTATTGATAAGTTTATGTATAGTAAATTCTTAAAGGCTTTGCGTAATTTTTATGAAGGTTGGTGGGTAGACACATCTACATCGTCAGACTTTGGGATGATTATATGTGTGCGTGGAAAAATATATGAGCATAACGCAGCAGATATGTCGCTGACACAATATGAACAGGATTATTTAGCAATGGGTTCAGGCGGAGACTTGGCATTGGGTTCATTATATTCAACACAAAAACAAAAAGATGCAAGAAAAAGAGCGGTACTTGCGGTAAATGCTGCTATTACTCATTCCACATCTTGTAAGGGTCCTATTGATATCCTAAGCATTTAGGAGTATAATAAATATATGAATCACATGGGTATGGAAGATTTATCTCCAGAAGAGCAGGAGTTCGGTATCTGGTTACAGAACGGCATTGAAAGAGGCTGGATTAGCGATCCATACTGTCACACCCACGATGGGGGATATCAGTATATGGGTGAAGAAGAGTTAGAGGAATGGGAAGCAGGGGGAGACCCATGCGAACATGTAGTTAGAATATTTATTTAATGTGACGTCATGGATATAAAGAGATTAGTAAACAAAAACAGAATCGGATCCGAATTTTGGATTAATTCAGAAAATAAAAGTTTTACAGAAATAATAAAGGCAAACATAACTATGCCTGGGGTTTGGGCATCATCACAACCTATTGTTCATAGTTTTTACTATGATAATATTTTAAAACCAATAAATGGTTATGCCAAAGAGTTTTGGCCAAGGCCAAAAATTATAAAAAACAACGAGACAATACACTTAAGATATTTTACACATGCAGAAATATGGTTTCAGCCAATGCGAGATGGACTATATGCTCTAGACAAAACATGGCAAAGACAGTTTTATCCTTCCGAAATATCTGTTGGTAATTTACAAGGTTATTTTAATGCTTGTTATAAATTTTACATACCATGGATTTTTGATGAAAATTTAACATTAAGTATAAAAGAAATAGAAGATTCTCCATTTAAAATTTTAAATACAAAGGTAAATTTTTATAAACTAAATCAGAATGAAGATTGGAATTGCGATTGGTTTCATTTTTTAATTAAGTCTGAAGGAGACCATATAGAAAAATATAATGATTATATTTACGGAGTAATTCCAATTAACACACCCATATGTGATATAATTATTGAAAATAAAGAAATTATTAATAAAGTAGAAAGAGAATATGGTAAATAAAGTAATATTTTCTCCAACTGGAGTCAATGCAAATAATAGTTTATATAATACTCCTCCAGTAAAAGCGCTTTCAGTTTTGCCAGACTGGTATAAAGATTTAGCAGGTTATCGTCATGGATCAAGTCATAGTAAAAGTTTTTTACATCCAGTAAATGATCGAGGTCAAGATGGCTCTAATGTATCTACTAAACTTTGTAATCCATTAATGGATGCTATGACATCTGGATACATTCAAACATTGCCAGAAGATGTTGAAGTTGTATTAGATAAAGATGAAAAGCCGTCTTTATTTTGGAAAACAGAAGTTCCATTAATTGATACCAGACCTTTAGTAGATTTTGCTATTCCAAAAGAATGCCATCCAATCCACTTTGGATGGAAAATGTTTTGGTATTATGAAACCCCTCCAGGGTATTCTCTTTTAATAACTCATCCTTTTAATAGATATGACTTGCCCTTTTATAGTCCATCTGGAATAGTAGATAGCGATATTTGGGGACTGCCTGTATTCTTTTCATTTTTTCTTAAAAGAGGTTTTGAAGGAGTTATAGAAAAAGGCACACCTTTATTTCAAATGATTCCAATAAAAAGAGAAGACTGGTCTCTTGAACTAGATTATTCCGAAGAGAAGCATTGGGAAAATAAAATAAAAGAAGAAAAAAGACGCTCACACATTACAGCACATTATAAAAAATCTACCTGGCAAAGAAAAAACTATTAATAGTGTATAATAGATAGTAATCATAAAAGGAGAAAATATGCAAGGCTTTAATATTTATAATATACCAAAAACTTACAAGAAACCACATAAATTTTTTGAAAAGTATTTAGATAATGATTTAAACCAAATGACAAATGATCTAATTCAGGTATATAGAGATATCCAAAATACAAATTTGCGTGGAGTATCCCCAGTGGGATCAGAAAACGATAAATTTTGGATCGAATCTGGTAGCGTTTCTACAGTTAAGTGGTCAGAGTATAATGTTTTTCAATTTTACACAGAAGAAATTTATAATGTTTATTCTGCAGTAAAAGATCTCACCCTTGAGGCTTGCGATTACTATGGAGTTAACTTTAAACAGCAAAAATATTATATTCAGGGATGGTTTAATATTAATGATCGTAAACTTGGAAAGTTAAATTGGCATGACCATGGCGGTCCTTGGGCGCCATTTTGGCATGGGTATTATTGTATTAAGGCAGAGCCTTCATCAACTTTTTATAAGTTAGAAAATAAAGATGAATTAATTATTGAAAATCATAATAAAGACAACAGGCTTATTCTTTCTGAAATGGGACACCCTCATGCGATGGGAGACTGGGATTGGGATGGACCAAGAATTACTTTGGCATATGACATTGCTCCACTTGCTTCTTTAAGGATGACTTCGGCATTGCCACAACATTGGATTCCATTGGTATAGCATGACATCTATAAAAGTTTTTGTTTATGGTTATAAAAATAAAAACTTATTAGAAAACTTACAGGATATAATAAGTAAACAAAGCAACCAAAATGGCATAACCTATTATGTTTATGATCAAAATAATGTCAATAGAGATTTTTTGTTTAATAAAGTAGATGCTGATATTGTATATAATCATATTAAATGGGATGATATGAAATCTATAACCCATTACAGAAACATGGCCTTATTACATTATAGTAATTGTAAATATTATTTAGAAATAAATCCAAATATTTCTTTAATGAATGAATGGGATATTTATCTAACTTCCAATATTGATGATAAAAAAATAATTTCTGGATTCGGGATGCCAAAATTATCTATAAATAAGCATCATGTTGTTGTAGACAGGCAATATTCTGATTCAATAAAAGAAACAAATTATGTTGATACAGATTTAATATTTTGCTCTCAAATTGATGCAATGACTTTAATTAAATTAAAAAAATTAAAAGAAATTGGACAAGATCTTTTTGCGTCTTTGCTATTTGTAAATAAAGGATATCGCATATATTCATTGCCAACTAATTTATACCATAAAGAAATACAAGAAAATTCCAATACATACAAATCATTTTCAATAAATCATGGATACAACAAAATGTTATCAATAATAAAAAAAGAAAATAATGATAAGTTTGAGTCTTTTCACGGTATATCCATTGGAGATATACTAGAAATTCCTTATCAGGTTGATGATGTTTATTATAGTGATTATAATATTAGTCTTGAAAATATGAATGCCCCAAGATTTATAGCGGGATATAATAAGGTACAAATAACCTAGTACAGTATAATAGGAGATAATTATGCATAGAATAACAGTTATAGAAAATTTTATTACACCAGATGATGCAGCATCTCTAATTCAGCAACAACTAGACCCTAGTTCAGAAAAAAATCCATACCCAAAGTATTACTCTGATAGATATGGCGGAACTTCATTACCATACAACAAAACGGTACAAGACATAATGATAAGATATGGTAAAAAATCTAATGAAATGCACAAGGCGTTAAATGGATTTGTAAATCCAATATATGTGTTTAAAGGTTTTGGATCTCACTGGGTGCCTGGATCTAAGGGCGGACTGCATCATGATGCACAAGACCCCGAATCTTTTATTGAGTTTAGTACAATTATTTATTTAAGTGATGAAAAAAGTTATGATGGTGGAATAATTTATTTCCCAAACCAAGATTTTCAGTATAAACCAAAACAATATTCTGCAGTATTTTTCCCAGGAGCGGGAACAGAATATATTCATGGAATAACTACAGTTACCCGTGGTGAAAGATTTACAGCGCTTTTTATGCATACTAGTCTGCCACAACATGCAGATCCAGATTATCATCCTAATCCAGGCTTATGGAAGGCTGGTGTATATCCTCTTGCTAGAATATGAAATTTTAGATCTTGGTTTAGTATTATATAAAAATGTAATTAAAGAACCTGGACAAATTATAGAAGACCTTAACTCTTTAGATAAAAGATACGAGAATAAAGAACATGGAACATCTTTTACTAATATAAAGCCATGGAAGCCATGGCAAAATGAAAGCGCTAAAACTATGGAAACTTTTTGTTGGCAAAAGTTTTTACCCCCACAGCATGCCCTAAAGCCTAGCGACTATTATTTTAATGAGCAACTAAGTATATCCAAAAAACTATATGAATCTTTAGATTTTGCTACCAATCATTATGCAAACACACTTTATCCCTTTTGTGGAAAAAATATAAAAAATAGAGAATTCAGCATTCATTTATTAAGATACGAAGTTGGCGGATTTTTGCCTGCACATATTGATCACGGCATTAGCAGTAGGATTCTTTCCACTGTAAGTTATCTAAACGATGACTATGAGGGTGGAGAAATAGAGTTTCAAAATTCTAAAATAAAAATTAAGCCTCCTGCAGGAAGTATTATTTTTTTTCCTTCTAACTTTTTATATGTTCACGAAGTATATCCGATAACAAGCGGTTCTAGGTATTCCTTGCCTCATTGGTATCATAATATGAGAGAAATGGTCTATTCGACAGGAGAAGCATGAAAAAAATAATTAAAAAAATTAAACTTTATTTTTTAATTCGTAAAATAAAAAAGGCAGACAATAATAGAAGGTATATTTATTAAAATGATAATACTTGGAATAAATGAAACTTCTCATGACGCTTCTGTATCTTTAATTAAAGACGGAGAAATTTTATTTTCTGGACATGCAGAAAGGTACAGCAAGCAAAAAAATGACTGGTATAACAATAAAGATATTTACCTAGATCTTTTAAATTATGGGACGCCAACACATATTGCATACTATGAGCATCCTCAGTTGAAACGATCAAGAATATTTTTAAAGGGTGGGGCTGCTGATTGGAAGCCGAATATCCCAATGGATTTACCAATTAAATATTTTAATCATCATTATTCACATGCTTGCGCTGGGTACTATACAAGTAAGTTTAATGATGCGGTCATAGTTGTATTAGATGCAATCGGAGAATATAACACTTCAAGTATTTGGGTGGGTCAAGGATCAGATATAAAATCTGTTTATAAAAAAAATTATCCATTTAGTTTTGGATTATTTTATTCGGCATTTACGCAGTTAGTTGGACTAAAACCTAATGAAGAAGAATATATATTTATGGGCATGGCGGCATACGGAGATTGGTCAAAATATTTTCTTAAGGTAAATGAATATTTTCCAGACTTACAAAAACAAAAATATAACTTTCATAAAGGCATTTTTGATTGGGATATGCCCATTACAGAACAAGATAAGTTTGATATTGCAGCAGCAGTACAACGGGTATATGAAAATAGATTAGTAAACTTTATGTCGATGGCACAAAAACTTACAGGCAAGCGCAATCTTGTTTTTATGGGGGGATGTGCTTTAAATTGTGCAGCGAATACGATGCTTTGGAGAATGTTTGATGATGTATGGATTATGCCCAATCCTGGAGACGCAGGATCATCTCTTGGTGCAGCAGCAGCGTTTTATGGAAAGCATTTAAATTGGAAAAGCCCATATCTTGGTCATGATTTAGGCGGGGAGTATCCAGTAAATCAAATTATTACTAGTTTAATTAGAGATAAGGTGGCAGCAGTAGCAACAGGAAGAGCAGAATATGGTCCTAGGGCTTTAGGAAATAGATCAATTTTTGCTGATCCTAGAGACCCACTTATAAAGGATAAAGTTAATCTTATTAAAAAAAGAGAACTATTTAGACCTTTTGCTCCAGTAGTTATGGAAGAACACGCTGATAAATGGTTTGATATGAGATTTTCATCGCCATACATGCAGTATGCTGTAAAATGCTTAAGGCCAGACAAAATACCATCTGTTGTTCATAAAGACGGAACCTCAAGGGTGCAGACGGTCAATAGACAACAGCATCCAGGTCTATACGAGGTTCTGTCTAATTGGTATACTATGACTGGGGTTCCAATACTACTAAATACAAGTTTAAATATAAAAGGACAGCCTTTATTAAATGATGAAAAAGACATTACGGCATGGGAAAATACATATAACTTTACAATCTGCAGGTAAGGTGCTATAATATAAATAGTATAGGAGGAGTTATGGAATCAAAAAAGAAAAGCCTTCTAAAAACAATTAGTTGGCCATTTGTACATTTTACATTTGTTGCTGGAATTTTATTTGCAGCAAGTCATATAATTTATGGTGAGGCTGAATGGGAATATGTTGGTCTATATGCGATATCGTATATGGCACTAGAGATGACATTTTATTATCTTCACGAAAGAGTCTGGGCCAAATTTGGCAAGAAGGTGAAATAATGCGTATTAAAATTATTAAGTTCGTTGTCAAACTTCTAGGCTATGAGTGGTCTGGAGACCAACTTAACCTTCCAGTTTGGCAAGTTAAGGCTAAAAAGAAGACAAAGTAATGCCAGCGTACGAATATGATTGTATGGCCTGTGCCGTAAGATATACTAAGGTTAGGTCTATGTCTGAAAATGATCCAGGGTACTCATGTGATACTTGCAATAAACCTCTAGTTCGTGTATACTCTAATATAGGAGTCACCTTTAACGGCTCTGGTTTTTATAAAACTGATAATAGAAAGGTATAATATGTTCAGTATGCTAAAGAGCAAAGAAGAAGAAAAGGTATGGCTTCTTGATGCAACAGATCGTTGTGATCGTTGCTCTGCTCAGGCTTATGTAAAGGTAATCGGAAAGACTGGGTCTGACCTATTGTTTTGTGGACATCATTACAATAAGGCAATGGATAATGCAATTGGGTATGACAATATGATGAAGTTTGCATTAGAAATTGTTGACGAAAGAGAACGACTTATTGAGAACCGACAGGTTGGAAGCGAAAACTAATGTACGAATATAGAGTAAAAAAGATTACGAGTGTAGTAGATGGAGACACTATTGATGTGGACATTGACCTTGGGTTCAATGTATCTTTCTCCCAGCGAGTACGCCTTGCTGGTATAGATACTCCAGAATCACGTACCAAAGATAAATTTGAAAAAAGTCTCGGACTTGAAGCAAAAGAATATCTTAAAACAAAATTAAAAGACGCAGAGTTAATAGTAATTAAAACTGAAAAACCAGATTCTTCTGAGAAGTATGGCAGAATTCTTGGTTGGCTTTATGTTAATGGAGACACCGTATCTATTAATGATCATATGATTGAGGATGGATATGCTTGGGGATATCTTGGAGATACCAAGTTAAAAGATTTTGCTGTACTTGCCCAACAGCGAGAAAAGTCAAAAAATGCAAGAACCAAGTGATTTCGATAAATTGGTATTATCTGGCGTAGTAGAGCCAGCAGCGCTTGATCCAGATACTGGAGAAATGCTGTATACCTTTAACAAAGATTTAGAAAACATAAACCCTGAGTTACATAAATTGGTATTAGATAATTTTATATCCTCTGCTATGAAACTTTGGGAATTGGGATTTATCAATATGGATGTTACTTTAAACAATCCGATGGTTTCATTAACTAGTCGTGCCTTTGATGAAACAAATATTAATGAATTAGATGAAGACATGCAATTTTCTCTTAAGGAGATTAAGCGCAATCTGATTCAATAGGTAGTATAATAAGTCCATAATGAAATACATATCAGGATTTATATTGGCTTTTATTTTAATATATTTGTTTGAAAAGTTTCAGGCTAAACATAATATATTACAAGAAAGAAAAATAAAACCTATAAGGTATAGCCAAAGCCATATTCATTCTTTAATATTTCCGTTACTGCCAAAGGGCACAAAAATTAAAAAAATTAAAAAAACTCAATCTAAGATCCATGAGGCAAAAAATAACATTAAGGTAATAATTATGGACAACATGGCCTACTGGATTAAAGATAATGCATTATATGTGGCAGATATGTCTATTGATGGAACAGTTAACAAAGAAACCACAAGAAGGGTTGACACAATGACTATGAATAGGGTACAATTAGATAAGATGATATTTATTATAGATAAATTAAGAGAAGGGACTCTAGATGATAGTGGG